CATGCTATCTCCTGTGTTGTAATAATCCCAGACTAATCTACCTCAACGGGTAGATATGTCGAAGCGGAACGCTCAGACTAATCCATACCCTAAAGCAGGTAATGAATCAGTTAGTATTATTAATGTAACTACCAAATAAAAAGAGAGACCTAAGCCTCTCTAATTAATTATCTATCTTTGTCTAGGTACATAATTTGAATCAACCTCTTGATTGGTTGTCTTCATCTTACTACCTTTGATTGGTTTAACATACTCTCTACCAAGAACCTCTAGATGTTTTAACTTGAATGTATCTTGCATCTCTTCTAGGTTATCTATCTGGTCTCCTAGTGTCTTTAAGAATATGTTCTTACTCTCAATGGCACGGGCTGTACCTTCTGAACCATTTGAATCTTCTCTTAAGATAGCAAGCTGTGCAAAGTTCTGTCTGTATGTTGTTAGTTGATATGATAAGTCACTGTCTAACCAGTATAAGTTTCCTTTGATTACTCTAGATTGAGTAGTGTATTCAAGGTTAGAGCTGTCATCTGATGGAAGTGAATCGATGTATTTAGTTAAGTTTTTCATTGGTTTATACCTTTATAGTTTATAAAATGTCCTAAGACATTCAAGAGATAACGTGCCAATGGTTCTTAGGACAACCTAATGACCGCAGGTGTACATCTTAAGCCACATCATCAGCATCTAGGCGAAGATAGCTTATAAGACATAAGACATATAGGTCTCAACAGTTAAGGAACTCTAAACGAGGATTATTAGGTTGTCCTAAGGTTCTTGGTATGTTTGAATGCCGAAGGGCTTAGAGTCATTTTAATTAATAAACTATAAAGGTATAAGTTAGACCAATGAATAAAGTTCACTCAATCGAGATGAACGTACTGAGGATTACACGGAGACCTTGAATATACAAGCAAGCGACCCTTGCATTTAATATTGTTTATTATTAATTACTACTGCTTACTTTAGTTACTGTGATTAGTATTAATTACTACAGTAACCATAGACTAATAAGACTGAAGGATTGTCTCAATGACTATAGTTTAAGATACTGAATGATAGTCTATCGCTACCTTACACTCTCAAGGACACTATAGTTACTACAAACACTACAGATACTACAGTAACTCTAGCTACACGTACGGGGGGACCCATGTGTGACTCCATACTATTAAATTAACAATCATAATCAGACGAGAGAAGGATTTGAGTTATTCAATTAATTAATGATTTAAAGAAGTAACTGTGGATAACTTGACGAAGCGGGTCAATTTAAGTAAATAAGGCTGTTTTAGCTTTACTAAAGTTAATTCATCAGCTATACTAAAACCTAAGTTCACTACTTAAGTAAACATGAGTTACAGGAGATGACCACCACCACCTTCTGAGAAGTAACTATTAGATTATCCTTTAACGTCATTAAGTGTTCTAAGTGTCTACTACCCCGAAGTTAAAGGTAATAAGCTCCTAAATTCATATCTACTTAAGTACTATGAACACTAAGTCGTTACCTAAACGGTAACTCCTTATTGTCCACCCTAACGGGTTTAAGTAACTTAAGTACCCTGATTGTTTAACCTATATGGATAATTAAACTATGTCTAAAGTCGATAGAAGAAAGACTATGCCTCACTTGGTCAAACCTGGTCAAGTTCTAAACCCTAAAGGAAGACCTAAAGGTTCTGTTAATAAATACACTCAACTTGCTAGAGAACTCTTAAGTTCTAGAGGAGAAGAGATTGTTGAAGTTGTCATTGCTAAGGCTCTTAAAGGTGATGTTCATTGTTTAAAGATGTGTATGGATAGGATTGTTCCTGCTCAGAAAGCTGTAGAGATTAAACACACTAAAGCTGAGAATGGATTAATCATTAACGTAGGAACATCTGAGCAATTAACTGAGATGTCTAAAGATAAGGTCCTTAAGAATCCTAAGACTAAATCAGCTGACCAAACGATAGCTGAAATAGTTGATGAGTAAGTTAAAGGAACTTCCTGAAGACTACTGGGCTAGACAAGCTAGACAAAACAAGATACTAGATAAACTTAGAAGGTTAGTAAAGGAGCTTAAGAAGTAATGGGTACTTTAAATGTTGAGCTACATCCTGCTCAGTTAGAGATATTCAATTCAGAAGCCCGGTTTAAGGTTGTTGCTGCAGGAAGACGCTTTGGTAAGAGTCGTTTAGCTGCTTGGATTCTACTTATTAAGGCATTACAGTCTGACTCTAAGGATGTCTTCTACATTGGTCCTACCTTTCAACAAGCTAAGGACATTATGTGGAATATGTTGAAAGAGTTAGGTGGGGACTTAATTCAAGATACCTATGAGAATACTGCAAGAATAACTTTAACAAACGGAAGAAGAATATTCCTTAAAGGTTCTGACAGACCTGACACCTTACGTGGTGTTGGTCTTGCTTATGTTGTTATGGATGAGTACGCTTCAATGCGTCCTGATGTCTGGGAGATGATTATTCGTCCTACATTAGCTGACGTAAGAGGTGGTGCTATGTTTATTGGTACTCCTGCTGGTAAGAATCACTTCTATGACCTATATATAGATGCTAAGCAGGATGATGACTGGGCAGCTTTCTCATTTAACTCTACTGATAACCCTTTTATCCCTTCAGATGAGATTGAGTCTGCTAGAAGCGCTATGTCTTCTATGGCTTTTAGACAAGAGTTTGAAGCATCCTTTGAAACCTTCTCTGGTGGTATCTTTAAAGAGGAATGGTTCTTACAAGGCAGTGAACCTGAAGAAGGTAACTACGTTATTGCTGTAGACCCCGCTGGTTTTGAAGCTTCTGAGAAGGAAAGGGGGCTTAAATCCTCTAAATTAGACGAAACTGCTATTGCTATTGTTAAGATTGATAGAGATAAGTGGTGGGTTAAGGATATTATGCACGGTAGGTGGTCTATTAAAGAGACTGCTACTAAGATATTGAAGGCTGCAGAGGTAAATCAAGCTACTACTGTAGGTATTGAGACTGGTTCCTTGAAGAATGCTATCATGCCCTACCTAGAAGATGAGATGAGAGCTACTAATCGGTTTATCCACATTGACGAACTACGTCATGGTGGTAAAAAGAAGTCTGAACGTATCACTTGGTCCCTTCAAGGACGTATGGAACACCAACAAATCACCTTTAATGAGGATAAGGACTGGAGATTCTTCATTTCACAGATGCTAGACTTCCCTTCACGTCTTTCACATGATGATTTACTAGATGCCTTATCCTATATAGACCAAGTAAGCATTTCAGACTTCGCCCACTCTATACAATTTGATGAAGAATGGGAACCTGAGGATGTTATTTCAGGCTACTAATTCAATTTAGTTAATAATCCTACTCTCTTTATGATATATTACGACTAAATTCCTATGGAAATCAATCACTTATGTTCGACAGTAAGGAAACTCAATACCGCGCATTGGCTTCATGGCTAACTTATCGTCTTGATGGTTGGAGAACGCATAGGGATATTAACTATGTAACTCAGTGGGATGAATACTACCGACTTTGGCGTGGTATCTGGTTACAATCCGACAGAACTAGAGAATCTGAGAAGTCTCGTATTATCGCTCCTGCTTTACAGCAAGCCGTAGAGTCTTCGGTTGCAGAATTAGAGGAAGCTACGTTTGGTCGTGGTAAATGGTTTGATATTCAAGATGATATGTTGGACCAAGACCCTTCAGATGCAGAATACGTACGTAACTTACTACAAGAAGACCTAGAAAAGAACGGTGTCAAGGATGCTGTCTGTGAGATATTCCTTAACGGTGCTATATACGGTACTGGTATCGGTAAGATTGTTGTTGAACAGAATGTAGAAAGGTCTCCCGCTGAAGTACCTGTAGATGGTACTACTACTTATACACGTCAGCTAATCGAAAGACCTTCTATTGATGTTAAGCTAGAACCTATCTCTCCTAAAGAGTTTTTGATTGACCCTACTGCTAATTCTATAACGGATGCACTTGGAGTTGCGCATGAAGTCATTAAGCCTCGCTATCATGTCGTGGATGGGATTAAGTCTGGCATATACCGTGATGTTCCTCTTGATGGTGATTATGATACCGTTCGCTTTGGCTTCGACCCTGAAACCAAGCGAGCTGATGAGTCTGATTCGGTTAAGATAACTGAATACTGGGGCTTAGTACCTAAAAGATTCCTAAAGAAGAACAAAGACCAAGACGATTTTGAATACTCTAAGAAAGATGAGCTAGTTGAAGCGGTAGTTACTATCGTTAATGATGAGCATATCCTTAGAGCTGAAGAGAATGCCTTTATGATGGTTGATAGACCGTTCATTAGTTACCAACATGACATTGTTCCTAATAAATTCTGGGGTAGAGGTGTATGTGAGAAGGGATATAACCCTCAAAAAGCACTAGATGCTGAGATGAGAGCAAGAATTGACTCATTGGCATTAACAACTACCCCTATGATGGCAGCTGATGCCACTAGATTACCACGCGGTATCAAGTTTGAGGTTAGACCTGGCAAGACGATACTAACTAATGGTTCACCACGCGATGCTTTAATGCCATTGGACTTGGGAACCACAGACCAAAGTACATTTACCCAGGTCGCCTCTCTTCAAAACATGATTCAGATGGGGACTGGCTCCGCTGATGTAGGAAATGCTGATAGAGCTACCTCTTCAGGTATGTCTATGGCACAATCGGCGTCAATTAAACGCCAGAAGCGTACCTTGATGAACTTTCAGAACACTTTCCTTATCCCTTTGATTAATAAATCAATGTGGCGTAAGATTCAGTTTGATGTTGAGCGTTACCCTGTATCAGATTACAAGTTTGTTCCTTATTCAACTATGGGAATTATGGCTAAAGAGTTAGAAATGACTCAAATGGTACAGATGTTGCAAGCTATTCCTAAGGATTCACCTGCTTTCAACGTGATTCTACTAGCTATGATGCAAAACTCTTCTATTCATAACAGAGACCAGATTGTTAGTTCTCTTACACAAGGTAATCAACCTAATCCTGAGCAACAACAGATGCAACAGATGGGTTTGCAACTTCAAATGGAAGAGATGCAAGCTAAGATTGGTAAATTACTAGCTGAGACTGAGGAAGAGAAAGCTAAAGCTGCTAAATGGTATGCCGAAGCTCAAGAATTAGCTCCTAATGAGATTAAGATTCAAGAGAAGATACTTAAATTACAGACTCAAGCTGTTGGTTTAGAGAAAACTAAGGCTGATATTGCAAATAAGAACTCTGAGACTGCTAGAAACATTCCAGAAGTAGACCACTTACGTTCTGAGACTGCTTTGAACTTAGCAAACGCTAGAAAAGCAGGGGTAGAGACAGTTATTTCAGGAGTATATCAATAATGGGTATGTTTGATTTCCTATTCGATAACGAAGAAGTTGACCCTAGAGAAAAGAAAGCTTTAGATTATTATAAGAAACACGGTAAAGTGCCTAAGACTGCAAAAGGTTGGTATCTTAATTACATACCTAAAAGTCTTGGTCGTATAGACAGACAGAACTGGATGATGCAGACAGATGGGAATTTACAGGTTAAATGAAGACAGACGAGCAATTCTTAAAAGATAGATTAGAGATGTTCGAGTCAGAAGGCTGGCTTGATTTAATAGAAGAATTAAAGAACATAGAGATTAGTGTACGAGACGTTGACACTATGAACAATGAGAAAGACCTTTGGCACGCTAAGGGTCAGTTGCGACAACTAGGTTTATTATTAAGCTTAGAAAGCGCAACTAAACTAACGATGGATAACCTAGAAACAGACCCATTATAAAGATAACTTCATAACCCCTCGGGGCGGAGACATAGAAATGAGTATAGTAGTAGATACAGCACCAGAAGGTGTAGCAGAACAGGTAACAGAACCACAGGAAGTTATACAGGAAGCTCCACAAGAGCCAACTTATGAACCACCTGAGAAGTATGCTGGGAAGACATTAGAAGATGTA